TAGTAACTTAGAAGCACAAAGAGCTCAGAAAACTAAATTTAAAGCAGAATTTACAACACCAAAGAAAGAAAAGAAACAAGGTGGTCTTGTATCTGGTCTCTTAGCAAAAAGTGGAAGTTTCCTAGAAGGACTTCTTGGTTTGTTTGGTAATCTGTTTAAAATAGCAGTTGTCATTCCAGTTCTTAAATGGTTAAGTGATCCGAAAAATCAAGATACAATTGTAAAAGTATTAGACGTTATTAAGACTGTTGTTCAATTTATTTTTGATTGGGCAAAGTGGAGTATCACAACTACCATCGATGGTCTCTATGATTTACTTAAAGATGATGCGACTTGGCAAGATAGACTTTTAGGATTTGGTAAAGCAATTGTTGGAATCGGTTCAATTGTATTAGGTATTAGATACTTAAAAAATCCAACTAAAATTATTACTGATATTGCAAAGGGTGTTCGTGCTCTGATTAAGTTTGTCACTGGTGGTCGTGGTGGTGGTCGTCCTGGAAGAGGTGGTGGTAGAATGGGTGGTGTGGGAAAAGTTCTAACTGGAACTCTACTGCTGACGGGCGCAGGTATGGGTCTCAATGCATTAAATAATAAAGAAGAAGAGAAATCCCAAGGAGGTTCAGTCAAGAATCTTCCAAGTAGATCACAAGGAGGATGGATTAGTGGACCGCAATCAGGATATAAAGTATCTTTGGACGGGGGGAGATCAACCTCGTTCATCGGACATGGAACTGAGTATGTTGCTAGAAAGGCAAATGGGGGAGCTTTCGTCGTTCCTTTTAATACTCCTGGAACAAAAACGCAACCTCACTTAACTCAGAAGAGACTTGGTGAAGCAAAAAGTCAGGGATATAAAGTTCCTGGTAGATCTCAAGGTGGAAAAATTCCTGAGATGTCTATTGGTGGTGCGGTTGGTGCTGTCGGAGATTGGTGGAATAATCTTACTGGTGGTGGTGGAAAACCAAAACCAACAACGTCTGAACCTGTATCAAAGAAAGGACAAGACGAAAAACCTGTTATAGGTGCTGGTTTACAGGCAGTTGCTGCTGGTGGTAAATGGGCATTGGATAAAGGTTATACCGTTGCCGAGCATCCTAATTTCAGAAAGAATAATCATAGCGGTAGTGGTCCTAATAGAGGAATTGGATTTAATAAAAATGGTGGTGAGCACGTTGGTGGACATAGTGCTGGTAGTCTTCATTATAAAGGTTTAGCACTTGATATTACTGATTGGAGACCAGGTGCTTGGAAAGCAAGAACTGCACAATTAGCAGAAGAAGCGTATCAACTTCGCGATAAAATGAAACTATCCCAAATCATCACTGATGGATGGGGGCAATGGTTTAGAGGTGGTGGTAAAAGTGGACCTGGAAATACAGGGCACCCAACTCACTTACATCTAGGTTTCTTAGATGGGATTAGTTCGGGTATTCAAGGTGGTGGTGGCAGCGGTGGTAATATGCCTGCTGCAGCAGGAGGTTATGGTGCTATTCTCGATCTTATTGGTAAGAGAGAATCTGATTCTGTTGGAGGATATAACGCAGTCAATCAGGGTGGTGCTGATGGTGGCCACACTGCTCTTGGATACAGTGGAGACTATAGAAAGGCACCATTTAACCCATCTGGTAAAGAACTAACTTCTATGACCGTTCAGGAGGTCATGGACAAGCAATATGACGATCGAAGTATGAGTCCTGCTCAGTGGAACAAAAGTGGTAAGTTACATGCTGTTGGTCGTTATCAGTTTATTGGATCTACCTTGAAAGGTTTAGTTGACCAAGGTGTTGTTAGTAAAAAAGATCAGTTCTCACCAGCAACTCAAAATAAACTCGGTGTTGCTTTAGTGAAACAGACTGGAGGTAACGTAGCTAGATTGAAGAGTACCTGGATTGGATTGCAACATGAAAGTGATGCTGCTGTTTCTCAAGCAATGTCAGCAGGTGGTGCTACTACCAGTGGAGGATATGGTGCTGGTTCTGGTACTATGAGTGCTAGTAATGGCAGCAGTAGCAGTGCTTCTTCTGGAAGTCTTGGGAATATGATTCTCGGTGGTCCAACGACAAGTGTTAGAGGTGGAAGAACTGCTACTGCAGCACCACAACGCGAAGCAGAGATTAAAGCACGAGGCAGACGAGGTAGTCTTTCAAAATCAACTCAAGAACGTAATGAAGCAAGGGAGAGAATAAACGAAAGAACACGCGAGATGGTTGGTGCTGTCATAGAACAAGTTGGGCAATCAAATGGTATGAACTCTCAGATGGTTGCACAGGCACAGCAAGCGGTCCAGATGGCAATACAAGCAGGACAAAGTAAAGGACCTCCTGTAGTGGTCGGTAGTCGCGGTGGAGGCGGAGGAGGAGGTGCTGGTGGCGGTGGCATTGGTGGTGCTCTTGTCGGAACTGCTGCTGCTCTTCTTGGTTCTACCAATAATCCTCTCAGAGGTATTTTCAAATGACAATTTTTAGAGAAAATCCTGGTGATGTAGAAATCTCCGTATCCATCTATCGCGATGGTAAAAAATTAAAGACTCCTACTGGTCAATATGATATCAAAGATTTTGTTAGGGGATTTCAGATATACGAATCTATTACTTCTTCTACAATGGAAGCAAAGATTGTTATTGAAGATTCTGCTGGTTTGGTTAATACCTTCACAGGGTCTGAACTTTTTAAGGTGCAGATTATAGGAAGTATCATTGATCGAACATTTTTTATGCGTTCATATACTATCCTATCTCGTTCTAGAACAAATCAAGATACTGACGTATATGTTATTAACTTAGCATCAGATGAGTTTATTAAGAATGAAGCAGTAAACATATTTGGTATGACTGATGTTATCTTTAAGAATAAAACTGAAACTTCTCAGATCGTTGAAACTATATTAAAGAGCACCAAATATATTGGAACTAGAAAAAGACTGTATCTTGAAGAAACATTAAATGACCATAAATTTATCATTCCTAACTGGAGACCATTTGATGCAATCTACTGGATGACTGAGAGATCTATTCGTAAAACATCAGGTACTTCATTACAGAATGGATTTGCATTTTTTGAGAATGCATTGGGATATCATTATAAGTCTATCGATAAGATGATTGATGATGTAAATGCTATGGAGGATAATAAAGATACTAATATCAATACTGGACAACCAAGATTGTATAGGTATACTCAAGCACCAAAGAATTTAGAGGGTGATGGTGCTGCAGACCAGTATAGAATTAATGCTGTAGTTTTTCCTGAAGAAAAGAACTTTTTGATGGGATTACGTCATGGTGCATGGTCTGGTTATAGTATTGGATTTGACCCAACTACCATTACACAATCTAAAATGGGTATTAGTACAGACATCTCTGTAGATGCTCATTATTATAATATCAACACATACTGGAATAGTATGTCTCACTTGAAAGACGGTGGCAATAAGAATATTATTAATTCTATGGATGAGGGAATTCAGCAATTAATTGAGTATCCAAAGAGAGTTAGATACACAATTCTTCCGAATCAAATTTTTGATCCAAAATTTCAAGATAATCCTCAAAAAAATTATGAGTCACTCGTAGAACTCCAGGCATACCAATGGATGAGGATTGAAAGTCTAAAGACTATCAAACTGCAAATAACTATTCCAGGAAATATGGATTTGTATGTTGGTTCGGGAATTGATATTGTTATTCCTACCTCAGCAAAATCTGGAAAGGCACCTAAAGTAGACCGTAGATATAGTGGTAGATATCTAATTGCTAGCTTGACTCATGATACAAATGGTACTAGTATGACTACGGAATTGCTTTTAATGAAGGATTCTACCATTTAATCAAATAAATATTATTATAACAGGAGGATACATGGACAGTATCGAGAAGCACATTGCTATTGACAAAGAGATCTTAGACAATTCGTCTATATCTCCACAACAACGCCGTCATATTGAAGGTGAGTTGCATGAATTAGAAGAATACGCAGAGCATCACAAAGAAGAGATTGAGGCAGGAGATCATCATGATCCTACTTACTTAGAATTGTTTTGTGACGCAAACCCTTCAGAACCAGAATGCTTGGTTTACGAAGATTGACTTGACAAAAGAGAACATTTCTTTTAGAATAACCATGTAAGGGTTCAGAGATAGTTATGGCTAAATTTGAAGACTATATCTTAGGCCATTGGGAGAATCGTCACCAGGCACAATCTGATCCATGCAATTGGGTTTCTGTAGAAATTATTTGGAAACGTCATGATGATGGATTCCAATCTATAAATTTTAAGAGACGAGAAGGACCAAATTCTCCTTATCGTCAGAAGAATCACAAGATAGTTGTATTGTCCGAAACGGAAGTGTTAGTAGAGAACTATCATTTGGACTGGACAAGACACGAAGATTGTGATATGATATTTAAGTTCGATGGCAATGCTTGGCACGGTCAACTTGCTGGAGATAAATGTAGAGGTTATAGGGGAGACCGTGTAATCTCTGAAATACATGTCTATAAAGACAAACTGCATACTTGTGACCAAGGAAGAAACTTGGAAACAGGTGAACTTATGTGGGGTAGTACAGAATTGTATCGCTTCACTAGGAAGCCCGAATAGCTCAGCGGTAGAGCAGCACCTTTACACGGTGAATGTCGGGGGTTCGATCCCCTCTTCGGGCATGTTCAACTTATTATTATGAACAACAAACTTATTAATGCTTTTTTGACACTCGGACTCTTAGGATCCGTAGTTCCTGCCATGGCAGAACCTATTACTGAGAGTGAATACAGAACTAATCATTCTATGGGGTGTATGCTCCTTGGTGAGTGTACTGATGGTGTTAAGAAAGTATACTCGATGCTTGATATCTCATCTGAGTATCTTAACCCTGAAGAATTCACTGGTGTTACTGGTGAGTTTCATAACATGCTTCACTCTCTGAACGAGATTGGAGTCAATGTATTCCTTGCTGATGAGAAGTATTTCCCTCATGGTCATCGTGGTGTCTATCACACAGTCAGCAACAACTTCTTCCTGAATAAGGACTACATGGGTAAACCTGGTACTCTGATGATGGTTATGCGTCATGAAGGATGGCACGCTGCACAGGATTGTATGGCAGGTACGATTGATAACTCACTCATTGCTATCATCAAACCAGAGGATGAAGTTCCTATGATTTGGCGTGTGTTAGCAGAACGTACATACCCTAAGTCTGCTGTGCCATGGGAAGCAGAAGCAGGTTGGGCAGGTCGTACTGAAAACATGACTATGAATGCCCTTGCTGCCTGTGCTGGTGGTAAGATGTGGGAAGTTTATGAACCTACTGCTCTTACTAGAAAGTATCTTGTAGACTTCGGATACATTGACGAATAAATAATTAACGTAAGGATAAAGTATAACCATGCCAATTGACGGTATTATTAATGAACCTACTATCAATTTTGTTGGTAAGGATGGATTCTACTGGTGGGTTGGTGAAGTAGAAGATAATGAAGATCCTATGGAACTCGGACGAGTAAAAGTTCGAGTTCTTGGATACTATACTAATGTAAGAGGTGGAACAACTGCCGATCTTCCTACGGAATCACTACCATGGGCAACTGTACTACAACATACCTCTCAACCAGGTAATGATGGACAGGGAGAAAGTTCTGGACAGTTGCAACCAGGTGCAATTGTTATGGGATTCTTCATGGATGGAGAAAATGCTCAAATGCCCGTTGTTATGGGTGTTATGCGAGTCGATAAATCTGCTGAAACTAATGATAAGAATGTTTTTGCTTTTACAGGCGAAACTATGGAACCAGGTAGCACTGGTCATGTAAATCCAGTCTTATATAATCCTGCAGATCCAACTTATAGTGTAGTTAACGAGAGGGGTAATCAAGGTAATAAGTCAAGAGGATCTACTAATAATAGTGTTCCTATTCCTGGTGCCAAGAAAACAGCACTTGTTGCTGGTCCAGGAGCTCCTGGTACAGGTGTTGGTAATCGCGTTTCGGGAAGTTCTGGCAATCCCTCAAAACCAAAGACTGTAACGAAGCCTATTCCTGCTGCGAATGGTGTTGGCGGACCTTGGAAAACGTTGGAGTATCAACTATCTTATCTTGTAGAAGACCTTGCATCTCATGCAGGTAACTTAGTTAAAGCAGAAGATGGTGATTTTTTAAATATTGTTACAGGTAAACTTGTTAGTGCAAAAGCACTAATGGCTAAGATTCAAAACTTTTTAGGCGCGGTATTTTCTCAAATTGTTGCTGCAATCAGACAACAGATTAGTGCTCTTGCTGAAAAACTAGAGTTAGTGAATCTTTTGGGTAAGATTGGTGCAGGTATTCCCCTCGCTCTTACAACAGCAATTCAGACAGCAGTTGTTACTATCTTGAAATCATTGTGTGTGATCGATAGTGAATTGATCGGCATGATTCAAGAACCTATTGGAGCAATAACTTCACAGTTAAATTCATTTTTGGATGGTTTGATTGATAAGGCAGCAATGGTTGTTCAGGGTGTTCAGGAAATTATTGATAGCGTTGTCTGTAGTGTACAGTCAGTGCTTTCTACTATGCTGTCTGTAGTTGATACTGTAAAGGGTATTGTTGCACAATACAAACAAGCAACTGAAATTATAGATGCATGGCAAAAAGGTTCTGAAATCTTT